TTTAGATTTGTAAGTTTCGTGTAATCTAAAAAAGCGTTCACTTACGTCGCAACCCGCATGGTTAAAGGAAAGTTGTCAATCTACAACACTCTAAGTAATCCCACGGGATTAAATTCGTCATTCATACGACATGCGTACCGCGTACATCGTCGCATACTGGGCCGCGCGTGATAGTAGTTTTCAGTGCATGGCACGATGTGATAGTAGTGATAGTTTCGGCCAAAAAATTTGGACGAAAAAAAAACCCCCTTGCGGGGGTTTGGCCGGTGAACCGGTTGGTTTAGGTCGCGGAACCCTTGACCACTTTACCCTTGGCCGCTTTGTTGACGCTATAGCCTAGGGTTATCATGTGCGCCACAATGCGCGGGTGAAAAACTGCATCTTTGAAATAAACGTCCATATCATCTAACCATGCGGAAAATTTGTCGGTTTCCGTTTTGACCATATCAGGCGCGGGCGCGGCCGTTGGTGTTTTGGCCACTGTGGTTTTGCGGCCGCCTCCGGTTTTGCGGCCGATCCCGTGCACCTCGCGAACTTGCTTGGCCGCGTCTCGCATTGCATGCTTGGGCATGTTGACCGCCTCCGCCGCCGTTGACGGCGTGTCCACTTTTTTCCCGTCTTTGCCAATGGTGTTCACCATGACGGGGCACTGGGCGGCCGCGTGCAAAGTGAGGGCGTCTACAAATAATGCTTTGACGTTATGACCGGCCGCGGTAAAATCGGCCGCATAAAGTGACACTACACCCGCGATCCGGTCACCCATTGGTTTTGTCGCGTCAAGTTGACCGGCCGCTTTTTGGGCGGCTTCTTTGCACTTGGTCAACATGCTTTGAGCGGCTTGACCGGCTTCGTTGATCAACGTGCCAATGGCCGCGTCGCGTGTTGCCACTGTAACAGTGGCGGCTTTGATTGCTTTGCTCATGTGAGCTCCTTAGTAAACAAGTAACCTAGAAAACCCCTAGGCGGGCATGCCTCACTTGGCATACGTCAAGTATACCACAACTTGCCCATAAGGCACAACTAATCCCATGGGATTTGCGGTCGCGGGTGATAGTAGTTAGGGTTACATACGTCGTCCGTCATCCGTCGTGCGTCACTCATCGCATACTGAAATGTTAGTGGATACTAACTTAGCTATCTTGTCAAGTGGAAAATGTGATAGTAGTGATAGTTTTGGGACGAAAAAAAGCCCGCGAATGCGGGCCCGGCTTCAGAAGAAGAGAACGTCAAAATAATGTAGTGCTAGCGCGGTGAGCGCGAGGCCCACCGCGATTGCGCTCAGAATATCAAGAGCAAACGATTTCATAAACCGCGGTCTCTTCGAGCTTTACGCCGGTCTGAACCTTTTTGCAAGATTCTGAACCGTCGGCAATATTTGCTTCGACTCGAATTGTCACGTCAACGGAACCGATTTTTGCCGTGTGACGGAAGACGCGAGACGCGACAAATTCAAGCGCATAATCGAATGTGCTATCGCACTCGAAACCGTACGTGCCGATCGCTTCGAGCAAAGCAGGAACTGCGCCGTCTTTCAGCGATGTTACTGTGTCTTCAATTGACACATTCAATTCATTGCGATAATTACCGTCCCATTTCAGGTAAGTTGTAGGACGCGCATAAAAATGCTTTGCAAATCCGATTTGCTGTGCGTTTTCAATTATCGCGTTGACGACGGCGTACGCGGCAATAAACTCTTTAGATTGTGACTCGAGCTCTTTCACATCATTGCGAGCCTGTGCGAGTGACTCGCGTTTGTCAGAGATAGCGCGTGCGAATGTAACGGGTTTTGCGATTCTTGCCATGATTTTTCCTTAAAAAGTAAATAAGTAGGTTTCTGTTTTTGGTCTCTTTCGCCCATGTATTAGATTATACGCAGATTTCGGGTTTAATTCTGGTTTGACCCTTAATTTTGGGGCCTGCGCGTGATAGTAGGTACCCCCTAGGGGCCCCCCATACCCCACCCACCCCATGGGTGTGTATATCCGTTACTCTCAGAACAAGGTCAATTTTTTGATGTCTAGTACGCACACAACAACCTTGTAATTTAAAATAATATACCCCCCAAGCCCCCTCTTGACAACCCAAAATTTTTCAGCTAATTTTATATAGACACTGTTTAAAAAACCATGGTACATTCCGCCCATGAACAATTCCATCAATGCCGATCAGGTGTTGCGCGAACTTGCACTTGCTATTGCTAGGAACAACGTAGGGGCTGCACGCCCTATTGCGGAGATTCTTGCAGGTGAAGGCTTGACGCAATCAGAGTACGATGCTATCTCTGCGAACCCACAGTTCAAGAGGTATGTAGACAGCTATACCAAGGAAATGCAGGAGAGTGGCTTCTCATTTGCTGCTAAATCTCGTATTCTTGCAGAGGATTTGCTGCCTACGGCGTACCATATGGTGCGAGACCCCGACACACCAGCGGCTGTTAGGGCAAAAATCATCGAAAACTTCGTTGAATGGGGTGATTTGAAGCCTAAAAATAGTGCAATTTCAACTGCTGGCCCGGGTTTTTCGATCACAATTAACATCCCAAGCACTGCAAATTCGAGCCCAAAGACCATCGTTTTAGAGGCTGAAAGCACTGAAATTGACGTAAAAACGTCAAAAATTGCCGAATACGCCCCGATTTTGCTGGTCGAAGACGAAAACTACGAGTATGCAGGGGATGACTACTTATGAGTGTTAACTACACCCCAGTACAGTCCGTAACACCGTATCTACTCTCAGAAAAGTTTCAGTCATTCATCGTAGGGCCAGTTGGTTCAACTAAAACCACTGCATCCTTGATGAAGATTCCCATCGAGGCTCGCAAGATCGCAGCATGCGCGGACGGTATCCGCCGCTCTCGGTGTGCAGTGGTTCGTAACACTCGCCAGATGTTGCTTGACTCGACCATTAAAGATTTTTTAGGTTTGTTCCCCGAGGGGCAGGCGGGTATTTACCATAGGACAGAACTTCGCTTCACGCTACGCTTTGATGACGTGGAGTGTGACGTGCTGTTCAGGGGTTTGGATGACGCCAACGACGTGCGTCGCCTTTTGTCACTACAGCTTTCGTTTGCCATGGTGGACGAGGTGCGTGAGATAAACTCAGACGTGTTCGACGCGCTGACTGGTCGTCTAGGTAGATACCCCAACGGCATGATGGTGCCGCACCGTACACAGTGGGGAGTGGATGATAAGGGTAATCCAGTACAGGGATGCGTGGATGACTACGGCGTGCAACAGAAGAAAGTCTGGGGCGCGACCAACCCGCCGGACATGGACACACACTGGGAGCAGTATCTCACCAGCGCAGACCCCGATAAAGTTCACGTGACGATCCAACCGAGTGGTCTCAGCGAAGAGGCAGACTGGGTGCAGCACTTGCCGTCTCACTACTACGAGGACTTATGCGAGGGTAAGAGCGAGGATTGGATAGACGTGTACGTGCACGGTAAGTGGGGCAGGTCTCTGTCGGGCACACCGGTTTACCAGAGGACGTTCACACAAGACTTCCACGTGGCCAAGGAAAACATTAAGCCCATACAGAACGCGGACTACCCCATCACCATAGGGATTGACTTTGGCCGCACACCAGCGGCAGTGTTCATGCAGCGTGACCCACGCGGGCGCGTGCTGGTGCTCTCCGAGCTGACCAGTGAGAACATGGGCATAGAGACGTTTATCTCCACGCGCTTGCAGCCGCATATTGGCAACACTTACCCCGGCTATCAGTTCATCACGGCACCTGACCCCGCAGGATTTATGAAGCAGCAGCTAAACGAGATGACGCTCGTAGACGCGCTTAAGAACGCAGGGTTTAAATGCGTGAAGCCCCCGACGAATAAGCCGGAGCTACGGATTCAGGCAGTCGAGCGCCTGCTGGCTAAACAGATTGAGGGCAAAGCGATGTTTCTGATTGACCCTCAGTGCACGTCGCTCCTCAAGGGTTTTCGATCGGGTTACCGCTACAGAGTTAAAAAGAACGGGGAGTTGGAAGACAGCCCTGATAAGAACGAGTCGAGCCACGTGCATGACGCACTGCAGTATGGAGCGTCTGTCATAGACATGAACATCAGAGGGTTTGGACTTGATGTGAAACGTAGAGAAATTAAAAAATCATCGTATGCATACACTTGACCACTTGACAGTGGGCGGTACAATGCGGTAACTCTTGGAGATGACTATGCCTTTCTTTTACCCGTCCACCACGTCTGAAAAC